CAGCAACGCCAGGTAGATGGCCTCTCGGTTGGTCATTTCTAGTTCTCGGTTCTCAGTTCTCAGCTAAAGGTTTCTGTGCTGGGCATTGTTTCGGCAGAGGGCCGACAGCCGAGGGCCGGCGGCGCACTTTAGAGCTGAGAACTTGGTTACAGAATTCCTACTCTTCTCTTGTACTGTTCCACCACGCGCCGTATGGTTTCCGGCATTTCCAGCTTCTCGTAGGTGACGGCTTCGCCGGTACTCATGCGCCGGGATGCGAAGCCTGCGGTGCTGCGGGTGCGGTACCGGTACTCGCACCAATCGAGCACGGCCAATACGATTTCCTGGGGAAGATCATTGATGGACGCGCCGAATCCGGCCGTGTAATGAACGGCCACATTCCCATGGCCGCGTACAAACACGGCGCCTACCAGCGCGATGGTTGCACTGCTAGCATCCGTAACGTAACCGGGTTGCACACCGTCGGGCGAGGGCGGAATTGGCAACCCGCTTACGGTCAGGTTGGTCAGGTTCACCAGCGGCGCCTGGCGCAGCACTAGTTTGTCGCCGCCTTGGCCGTCGCGGCGTTCCGCGTAGTCGCAGTTCAACAACGACAGGCGATGAGTAGCGCCGTGAAAGTCAGCGGACGTTTGCGTGATCAGTGCCGCCAGGTCATCATTGGCGCTGCTGTTATCGGCCGGGATTTTCAGCCGCGCCTTGAGGGCGTCCAGAGTAGTTAAATCGGGCATAAACAAACACTCAGCCATCAGAATTGGCAGCACTCGGCCGCCGGCTTTCGGCTGCCGGCCAGAGGCAGGCGTGACATGTATTTTGCGGGCGTGGCCGAGAGCCGAGGGCCGACAGCCAAAGGCGGTTTTTTATCCGTTTCCGATGTTGTCGAGCAGGCTCATGGCGAAAGGCACGTAGACTTGCAACACGCCGTAGAAGTTTACGGATGTGAAGCGTGTTTCCGTGGTTTGCGGCCACAAGCGCTGGTAGTAGTCGCGCAGCAAGTGCATACGATAGGGCCCGGGGATGTTGGCCAGCGGGTAGGGGATCTCGTCGCACTCGAAAAAGATTTTGCCGGCAGGCAGGTTGGGGTGGACCTCTATCGGGATTGCCTTCGGCCCGCCCACGGAGAACTTGTTGTTGTAAACCGGGACGAAGGAACCACCAATGACGCCGGCAATGCCCCGGTTATCCACATTGAAGTGATACAAGGGGGCCGTCCCGCCGGACAACACCTTGCGCGTGATGTTACGGGCCTCCTGCGTGGAAACCCACATTTTGGTGGGACTGACCTTCCACTGGGTGTAGAAGCTCTCCAGGGCGGCGTCGATCTCGACGACATTTCCGTCGTTATCCCCCGTGAGGACAGCGTTGTCCAGCGACTTGTAGTAGCCGTTGCCATTCAGTGCCTGGACGATGAGGCCGTCGAAGGCGCTGGTGTTCTTCGAAAAGTCGGTGGCCAACTGAGAGGCTTTCTGGATGCCGGTCGCGTCGGCTACCTGCACAAACTGGTTGGTGGTAGTGATCGCGGCCAGGGCGGCATTGGCAGGAGTGTTGTCGGTGTGATTGACGTACCAGGCGTAGGCAAAGGCGCCGGGAACCGCCGGCACGGTCCACGTTACGCTCAACTCTCCGGCCACCGTGGTGACTTTAGCCGAGGCCGCGGAAGCTTTGCTCGCGCCACCGTTGACGGTCATCTGTTCAGCGACCGGGCTGCTTTTGCTGAAGCTGGTTACCACGCCGGTCGCAAGGGAGGCGCGCCGATATCCGTCGTAGGTCAGTGCGGCGACGAAACAATACGTATCGGCTGCCGTCATGGCGCCGTCGGCCCCGAGCACACCCGAGGGAGCGGACGGTTGGGGCAGACCGGAGGGGCCATTGCCCACCAGAAGCCACTCTTCTTCCATGATGAACATGGAGCGGAGAAGATTATCGGCTTCGATCGCCAGCGCGTTGTCGAAACCTTGCGCCTGCATGATCGCTTCCTCGGTGATCGAGTTTTCCAACGAAAAGCGTACAAACGAGGCCAGGCGGTCGTCCGTGGTTTGGTCGATCAGCGCGCCGCGGATGCCTTCCACGGTGCCCGGGAAGGTGTGGCCGGGGTTGATCGCGGTGATCACTTTCCAGTGGACTGCATTGCCCCCGTTCGCATCGGTAAAGCGCGGGGTCTTATTGCGGATAGGAGTAATGACGGGATAGAGCGTCTTGGCATAGGGCTCCAAGTTGTAGTTGACTACCCCCGTGCCAGTCGAAATCCCCGTCGTGGTGTTGACCTTTTCCAGAACCGGGTCGCTCTGGAGCTTCTTGAGCAGGTCCATAGTCTGCTCGGTGAGATTGGCGATCATGCGTACGCTCCTTGCTTTAAGAACTTGGGATTGTGGGTTTGGGATTTGGGACTTTCAAATCCGGTAGTTGGGCTTTTGCCGCAAAGGTTCAGGCGGCTTAAAATCCCAAATCCGAAATCCCAAATCCGAATTCGTTACGCAATCGGTCTGCTCAGGCATTCCTTGAGCAAGGCTTTCGGATCGGAAGACTTTTTGGGTGGGGGATTGTGATTGGCAATCTCGCCGTCCTGTTCCTTGGTGACGACTGCGCCGGATGCGGCGGTTTTGCGGGGTTGAGGTTCGGCGAGCAGCTTGGCCATAGCTTCGGCCAGGTTGCGCACAGCGCCGGCTAGGTCGGCGATTTGTTGCTGGTGCTCGAGCACTACCTTGGCTAGGCTTTGCGTTTCCTTTTCCACGTTCCCCGTCTCCCGTTCGCCGTTTTCCGTTGCTCGTTTTTGGGTTTCCGTGGGAAGGATTCTTTCAGCGGGGAACGAAGGACGGGAAACGGGTAACGGGTCTGCCACCGGCGGCGCAGCGTTGTTGGAATCCGCCGCTGGGGAGCGAGAGTCAAAGGTGGGGTCTAACGAGGCAGGCTCCGTGGCAGGATCACCGCCGGGGACCGTTACCCGTCTTCCGTCTCCCGTTTCCCGGCCTCCATTTTCCGTGTCTTCGATTTTTTCCAGTGAGGACGCGGAACGAAGGTCGGGTAGCGGGCTCAAAAACTTGCGCAGTTCTACGCTGCCGTCGGCCTTGACGTATTCGAAGTGCGCTTCGGGATTGCAGGGACTGTCGACCAGGGAAATTTCCGTGGGCTTCGCCGTGTAGCGTACGAAACCTCCGTCGGGCCAGGGTTCGCCCACATATTCGCCGCCATGGGAGAAGCCGGTATAGACACCCTCTTCGCATTTCTTCCAGGCATCGTCATCGACGATCCGGGCCCGTACCGCAATGTTTTTGGCGGCATCATCACACACCAGATCGACTACTTTGCCTACCGCGGATTGGGTGTGCATTTCCCGCACATTGCCGCGGCTCTTGCCGCCGGTCGCCTGGTCGAATTCTGCCGACCACGCCTGGTAGTGAGGCACGGTGGTGGTGTAATCGCAGATTTCACCGTCCTTGTCGGGGGCCTCCGAGGTCACGATACCGTACACCTCTCGCTGCGTGGCATCGACCTTGGTTAGCCGGATGAATTTCGTGAACGTTCTCATTACAGTTCTCCGTTAGCAAGCAATCAGCAAACAGCAATCTGCAGTCAGCCAAAGCAGGATTTGCCGGGATGGGGTTCTGCTAATGCGCGGTGTTATTTGGCTGACGGTTGAATGCTGGTGGCTGAGTGCTGAATTGGCACAAATCCGCTGGCGGTGATAATGCCGAGCTGATCGCCGCCGGCTTTGGGTTCAAGTCCCAGGCGCAGGCGCGCTTCGTTCGGCGTGATGATGCCTTTGCTGACCAGGCTGGCGGCAATGTCCGCCTGGTCCTTGGGGTCTTCCGCTTTTTCGTCCTGCCAGGCGAACTCGAGATCGGCGGCGCCGAAGTACTTACGCAGGATGAAATTGAAAAGATCGGCAAAATAGCCGAGCAGGGGCCACAAACCTTCTTCCAGCGATTGTTCTTTGGCGGTCTGGGCGGTGGCGCGGTTCATCTCGTGAACAAATGCATGCGGGCTCACGCTGAAGGCAAAGCACACAATACGCGCCAGCCATTCGTCCAGGTCCGCTTTCAGGGCGGGCTCCTTTAGCAGTTGCAGCTTTCCGTCCGGACCCAGAAATACCTTGCGCCGGTTTTGCACATTGCCGGCCAAATAAGCGTCGAACACCTGCTGGTATTCCGTGATTTGCTCGGGAGTCCACGTCTCCGGCACGCCCAGGTAGGCATCGGGCACGGTGCCATCCGTGTAGTAGGCCAGTTGCGACATTTGCCGCCGCAGTCCCAGGTTGACGCTGAGTACGATCTGCTCCACCGGGCTGAAGCCATAGAGTTTGTGCGCCCGCCGGTTGCGGGGACGGTAGATCAATTCGTCTGCCGTCAGGTTGGCCGCAATCACACCCTTGATGATCTGTTGATAAGCGGTCTCCGGAGGCGCGGGCGTGAATCCCGTAGCGGGATCGATCACGGGGAAAATAGTGGCGCCATCGATGACCAGCAACTGGCGCAATTCTCCACCACGCGTGCAGACCGGCTCCAGCGCCGGCGCGTCCAGCACGAGCACATCCTCGGCCAAAGGACGCAGCCAGTCCCCAAAGGCATGCTCGCCGTCAGGACACTGGAAGAAGGCCGTCAATTCGGCAACGCGTGAATCGGTGTGCGACACATCCGCTCTCTCTCCGGGCCGGAGGCGCTTGCGAACAATCCAGGGCATTTTCGCGAGTTGATCCTTGCGCGTCTCGATCATTAAGCGCAGCAAATCGTAGCTGTCGGCGAGTGCCCTGAGTTGAGCGAAGGTCGTGACCTCGCCCGAGCGCGGAATATAGTTGATATTCTGCCCGAGCTGGAAATCGTACCGGCGAACGGGCGTACCCGGTGGCGCCACCTGCGGCAACGGAGGAAGTGCGGAAAACCACGCCTGCATACCTGCTTCCCAGGCAGCGCGCAACGCGCCGGAAACCCGCGCGAGAACACCCAGGGCAATGGGTTGATCGATCGGCTTCGTGTTATCCATGGAGACTCCGCGAGGACCAAACCAGAATAGGCTTCTCTTGTTTGAGATCTGAGGCTTATTTCGAGCCGCAACCGCATACTGCTGCGGTGGTCTGCTGGGTTCCGTCCGGGAATCGCAAGACGCCGACGCTGAGGACATCTACCGAGGCGCCCGATGTAATCGTGCCAGCATTCGGCGTGTAGGCGTCGAAATCGAAGCTTCCTCCCGGCAGAATTGCCACCCGGGTATAGCGCAGGACGGTGGTGTAGCCGTCGCTGACTTCAATCCGGTAGAGCACGTTGGCGGGGGCGGTGTTAGCAGGATTCGGAATCGCCAGACTCGCGCTTAAGGCGCCATCAACAACGGCTGCACAGATGGTCTTGCTGACGACTTGCCCGCCACCACCAGCGCGGAAGCTAATGGCTTTATCGTTGGCATCGGTAGCGGTGAAACACAGCTTGCCTGAGGAAAGCATATTCCCGGCCAGATCGCTGATCTTCGTCGCGGTCACGGTGGTCCAGTTTTGCGCGGATGCTACCGAAACCCACAGGAGCATTGCGAGTAGAGTTGTTCGCTTCATTTCTGTTCTCAGTTCTCGGTTCCCGATTCTCAGTTTCCAGTACAGAAGCGATCCGCGTACAACTGTGAAGTGTGAACTGAGAACCGAGAACTGAGAACTATGTCGCCGTCTGCGCGGCCCAGAAGCCGACCACGCCGAGGCTTCGTGTTTGCAGCCAAATACTGGCTTGGCTGATCATGTCGGCCATGTCGTCGTGGGCAGCGTGGGGAAACATAGTGAGCTGCTGGATGAGCGGCTCAGTCCAGGCAGCATTACGGTCCACGTACCAGTCCCCCGCTTCCCATTCCGGCGCCGAGGCCATGAAACGCGCCAGCTTGCCGCCTTCAGGATGGACAGCAATGATGCCGGGCAGATTGCGCCGCAGCCGCTCGATCACGGCGGGTCCATTGGCCGTATCTTCCACCAGCGTGGCTTGGATACGCCGCTCTGCGCGCTCGCTGCGGATCGCGGCCTCGGTGGCGCTCATGCCCAGATGAGCGTTAATGACGTTCAACACGTAGCGTTTGCGGCCTTTGACGCTGATGCGCCCGATGGCCACAAAGTCGGAGGTGGCCAGATCCTTGAAAGCGCAGTCGGCGGAGAGGATTTCCAGATCGAATTGCGTGGGCAAAATTTCATCCGGCTGGCCCGTGACCGGATCCACGCCGCCGTAGTAGCGGATATGCGAGCGCTTAATGATGTTTCCTTCCAGTGGCGCCGGCCGTTGCTGGTATTGGCCGGCAAACACCAGCGCGCGTTTCTTTAGCGCCTCGAGCACCGCCGGGGGAAACCGCTCCGGCTGGAGCACCTCGCCTGGGGCGCGCTCATACACTTGTTTCGAGTCTGGATAAGTCCACGATTCGTGTTCCTCTGCCTCTAAGGGAATTTTCAAATGGGTCCACAGGTCGGCCTCGGTCTGGAGCAGAAAGCCGGTCAGATCCAGCTCATGAAGCCGCTGCATGATGACCACGATCGCGCCATTCGCCGGGTTGTTAAGCCGGCTGCGCAGGGTGGTATCAAACCAGTGGTTTGCCGTCGTGCGCTCAAGGTCGGAGATGGCCTGGTCAGCGGAGAGAGGATCATCCACGATCAGCGTATCCCCACCTTTGCCGGTGACCGTCCCGCCAACCGAAGTTGCGATCATCTGTCCGCGACGATCATTGTCGAACTGCGTTTTTGCGTTCTGATCGGCGGCCAGTTTGAAGCTGTTACCCCAATATTGCTGGTACCATTCGCTGCGGATCAGGTTGCGCCGGGCCAGCGAGTGCTCGGTGCTTAACTCGCGCGAGTACGAAGCACAAAGGAAACCATGGCCAGGCTCAGCCGTCCATACCCAGCAAGGGAAGCAGATGGTGGCGATGGTGCTCTTGGCGGTGCGCGGCGGAACATTAATGATTAGCCGCTGCACAGCACGTTTTCTTACCATCTTCAGGTACTCGCAGAGCAGGTCGTAATGCCAGCTCCAAACTAATTCGCGTCCGGGGTGAAGCACTTGCCAAGCTTGGCGAACGAAGGGAACCAAGCCAAGCTCCGCCGTTCTATCGGGTGATCCGGTGATCGGGTGATCCGGCGATCTGAAAACCATCGGTTACTCTGGTCGGTCTGAGACGGCCGAGAGGTGAGTTCCGCTTTGCAGATCACCCGATCGCCGGATCACCCGATGGTAGGATTTCCCGATCACCCGATTCAAAAAAGCCACGGTGATTGTCAGCCCATCCCTGCACCAGGGCAGCGGCGTAACGGCTTCCGTTGGCATTGGCTAGGATGATGGGCTCATCCATGTAACAGGACGAATCGCGAACGATGATGCGGGTCGGCAAAGGCGATACAGTGGCCTGCACCACGCGCATGCGCAACGCTCGGCCACGATTGATGGGAAATGCCTCGCCGCGTTCGCGCAGCAGCCGCGCGTCGGCCCGCGAGATATGAAAATCGGGGGCGGCTTTGGCCGGCGTACGATTCCAGTAAACAGGAATGTGACTCATTTCCAGTTTTCCGTCCCCCCTGCCCGGTTGGGCTCTATGCGGGAAATGGGCAACGGGTAACGCGCAACAGTTTTGGGTGGAAAGAGAGGTGTTCATCACCGGAGAGTGCGGGTGAGTCCAGGTGACCGCGGCGCCTACTACTGTACTGCTGCCGTTTTAAGCCCCCGCGGATAAGAATGCAAGAGTGTGGAAACAAACTATTTTTGTGGAAAGAAAACGAACGGGCAAACAGCTGATCAAGTGGGACTTATGTCGGTGAGCGATTGTTTCCACAGACGATAGAGGGAGCAATGTGGAAAGAAAGTTTTCCTTCTTGGACTTAATTGGGCCCATGGTACGCGCCCTTCGCCGTATCGCGAGCAAGAAAGTGTCATGGCGCAATTTGTGACGAGATGATACTTGCCCGACCGGCAGATAGAGGTTTTTTCTGGCCGCGGGCCGACGACCGAGAGCCGCCGGCCAACTGAGACCTGGGAACGGAGAGCCGAGAACTTGCTTTCTAGGCCTTCGCGCCTTTCCGCGTCCCGCCGAGTTCTTCGACGGCAATCTGCTCCAGCGACTTGCCGCGCGTGTGCACCCCAAGCACCAGGACGGAGACCGCACCGGCCAGCAGTACCACGGTGGTCATGCCGAATACTCCGGCAAAGCCGGCCCACGGGAATACATAACCCACAATGATAGGGGCGCTGATCGCGCCGATGCGGCCGATGGACGAAGCCACGCCCATACCCGTCGCACGGACTTCGGTGGGGAACAGTTCCGGCGTATACGCATAGAGGCCGGCATAGGTTCCGTTCATAAAAAACGACAGACAGACACCGGCTATCATGATCACCAAGTTGTCGCGGGTGAGCGATAACACGATCGCGGAAAGTCCGCCCAAGACCATGTAAACCGAGATGACCGCTTGCCGGCCGAAGCGTTCGTTGAGAAACGCTGCCGAGTAATAGCCGGGCACCTGCGCGGCATAGATCGCGATGGAGTAGTTAAAACTCTTGGTAATCGTCAGGCCATTCTTCACCATCAGACTTGGAATCCAGCTGAAGAAAGCGTAGTAGCAGAAAGTAATTGAGAGCCACACTAGCCAAGTCATGGCGGTAACGCGCGCCAACCCGGGAGACCACAACGCCCGCAAGTTACTGAACAAGGTTCCCTTGCTGACCGGCCGGGGAGCCTGGGCGGTATCAGCAGCAGGAGCAGGAAGAGGCCGGCCCAATTCTTTCTCGATCGCCTGCTCGAATTTTTCTACAATAACTTCGGCTTCCTGGATTCGCCCGCGAGTTTCCAGCCAGCGCGGCGATTCCGGCAGTGCGCGCCGCCACCACAAAAGCATGACAATGGGCAGTGCCGTAATCACGATGGCGACCTGCCACCCCCATGACGCCGCCGGAACCAGCAGGCGCCCCAAAATCGCGGCGCCGAGAAACCCAAACGAGAAAAAGCCGGCCAGCGCGCCGATGAATTTCCCCCGGTACCGGCTGGCCACGAACTCGGACAGAAATGGGGCAACGATAGCGGACTCAGCGCCCGTGCCGACCCCAGCCAGAATGCGCCACCAGAAAAACATGCGCCAACTGGTCGCAAACGCAGTTACCAGCGAGGCGAGGCAGAAGATGGCCAACGCCCACATCATTACCCGGCGCCGGCCGATCAGGTCGCCAAAATTTCCGGCGCAAAATGCACCCACCAGATAGCCAATGAAGTTGGCGCTGGCGAGTACTCCTATTTCCACACTGGTCAGTGCCCAGAGAGAACTCAGCGCCGGCAAAACAAAGGCGACAATGGCGCCGTCCATTCCGTCGAAGGTATAGCCCAGTCCGCCCATTAACAGCAGTTGGCGGTGCACGCGCGCAAAAGGCATGCGCTCAAGTCTGGCAGCGATCATGGACATGGACCCCTCCTGAGAATTGGGATTTTAGATTTCGAATTTGGAATGTCGCCAAGCTAGCGCTGCTCCCTACAAAACAATTCGGGCCACGGATTTGCACGGAAGCACGCGGATCAGAAGCCGTTCTTATCTGTTAATCAGTGTCAATCAGCGTGAATCCGTGGCGAAATCCCAATTCCCCAATCCGAAATTCTTCGTCAATCTGCAGTTCCAAGAACCTGGCGCGTTTACGAAAGCTCGTTCTTATATATAGCGCCATCTTTCATAATCAGCTTCAAGTGGTGTTGCGGATCCGACAGTACGCCGACATCCTCCAGAGG